TGGCTTACGCTTGATGAAATTACGCAACAATTAAATTTGTTTCAAGATGAAAGCCAAGACGCTTACCTTATCAATCTTGAATTGGCTACCCGTATGGCAATCGAAGATTATTTGGGAATGTCAATATTTCCAATAACTTGGAGAGCCTTTTACGGCAATAGCTCAACAATTAATACGCAAGTCTATTTAGATTTGCCAGAAGTGACGCAAGGGACTGGAAACAATAAGATTGTTAACGTTAGTTATTACAATCAGGCAACGCCGCCAGTCCTTGTTAACTTAGCTAGCAACCAATATTTTTACGATCAGACTGGTAACAAAGTTATTTGTACCAGCTTACCAACTGACGTAAACAATTTTATGACTAACCCGATTGTTGTTACTTGGACAACTTCGGCTAACTTTTACGCACAGTATCCAAATATTAAACAAGCTGGGTTATTGTTGCTTACGCATCTTTATAACAATCGCTCGAATACTACCGTTGAAACGCTCAAGACTTTACCTTTTGGCGTAGATCAACTCCTCAGACCATATAAACCATTGGTGATGTAATGGGTATCGCTCGTTACGAGAATACAACAATTAACGCTGTAACTAATGGGGTAGACACTCTAGGTCAATATACGACTACGATTACCCCGCTTTTTATTAGTCGAGCCGTTGTAAAGGATGTGCGTAACAGCTTACGTATTACTGAGAAATATCGTATCTATCAAGATTTGGTAAATGTAACATTTAATTATACGCCTAACATTAAGGCAATCGTAGACCATCAGCAAGATTACAGCATTACATGGCGGGGCTTTGACTGGCGCATTACCGATGTATTTGAATCGGATGATCGCATGAGAGTAACCCTAGTTTGTTACCGTAACGACCCAAGCACCCCAGTATGACTACTCAACAAAATCCAGTCGTTTACGCACATTGTATCCAGTATCAACTGGCAGACATTGTTACCCCCGTGCCCGTCTACGCCAACTTTAATAGGCTATATGCGGAACAGCCAAAGTTTTTAACGTGGCAACTACGCAATGTCCATCAGCCAGTTTATACAGGACAAACACAGTCCAACAAAGGTATTGACAGACCAATCTTCCAGATCAGTATATTTGCACAACAAATGGGAGATTGTTTCAATTTGTCAAACAGTATATTACAATCGTTACATGGCTACTCAGGGATGTTTGGTGACCCCGATACAGACGGCTTTTTTGTAGCTAAAGCGGATGTGATGTTTCAATACAATAGTTACGACAACGAATTAGGATTGCATCAGATTTTTATGGATTGCACTCTTGATGTGCCAGTATAAGATACGAATTTTATTAACTTTTTTATAGACGAGGTTTAAAAATGGCTCTTATTAATAAGGTACTTCCAGGGTACGTAGCAACACTATGGATGCAAGATGACGTTGATCCCGTTGCGCTAACCGATACCCAGCTTGGAACATGGACTGGACAAGTGGCAAACATTATTGGCACAACTGCTGGCGGCACAGGCACAGCGGGCATTCAAGTGCCAGTAGAAGCTATCCCAGCCTTTGGTGCGGATGACGCTTCGGCAACATACGGCGTGGCTGGTGCTAGAACAGGCGCTAAGATTACTACCCAGAACCAAGTAACTAGCTTGAGTATCACTTCTGCGTGGAATCCAGCAGACCCAGCACAGCTAATGATCCGTGATGACGGCTATAACGGCACAACTATTCGCACTTATGTTATCGCTGTTTATGACGGCTCAGATACCGTAGCTTATGCGTTTAACGCCCGTGTCGGTGGATTGCAATGGGATATGTCACCATCTGCTGAGGGTAAATACACATTCGTATTGCACCCAGTAGGCGGCAACTCCTACGGTTGGTCAAACAACGCTTAAACGGAAAGCCCCTTCGGGGGCTTTTTGACTACATGACAATACAAAACAACTCAGAAGAATTATTCGCTTATTTAGTAAACCAAGAAAGCACAGGCGCAAAAATGTGGTTCGGGTTTAAGCAACAGCGAATTATGGGCATTTATTTAGCTTGCGAAATAGCCAAGCACCATGCTGACAAGCTAACGCCAGAAGAATGTGCGGACTTTGCTTTTAGATTAAACAACGCTATTTACGAAAAGCTAGCAGTTAAGGCAAGCTAATGGGCATAGACGTAAACGAACGGGGCGGCTCAAAAAACCGTTACGACTATCTAAAATACCAATGGCAAACCAGCGGTTTCGATGGGCTTGAACAAGTATTGATCCAACTTGGTAAAGACTTTGGTTATGGCGAGTCTACCAAAAGAGTCCTTGTGCCAGCGCTTAGGGATGCTATGCGCCCAGCATTGACTACGGCAAGAGCCAATATATTAGCTGGACCATACAATCCTAAAAACGTCACTACGCCGCACATGGTAGATACGCTTAGGCTTAATGCCCGTATGCCGTCAGGTAAAGACAAACGGTCAGCTTATATACAACAGAATGACGTTGCTATGGCAATGGTATCAATAAGAACAGACGATAGAGGTATGTCACAAGAGTTCGGAAACGCTAGAACCCCAGCGCAACCGTTCCTACGTAGGGCGCTAGAATCATCGGCGGTGGCTTGCGTAGACCAACTAGAAATGATACTTGGCAGACGTTTGGCTGAATATCGTTCAAAACAAGAGAAATCACAAAAGGATAAAACAATACCATGAGCTTCGCACAATCATTAAAAATCAATCAAGACCAAATCCGTATCCGTTCTTTTGAGTTTAACGGTCAAATACTCAAGGTCAGAGTGCCTTTAACTACCGAGGCTGACGCTCTTTACGAGAAGATGAAAGCGCCTTCTGCGGAGCTAGTGGCTCAAAAATACACAGAATTAACTGCCCAGCTATTAGAAAAGCGAACAGAGCTAGAAGAAAGCAATAGCGAAATCGAATATAAAGAAGACGATATTGTGCTTGCTGGCACGTCAATTAAGGCTTTAGCGCAATCCCAAGCTGAGGGCGAAACCCGTATTTTAGAAACATTTAAGTTTTTAGTCCCAGCAGACGGGCGGGATATGGCTACGTTGACCTATGAAGAAATCTGCGAAGACTTGCCATTGCCGATACAGCTTGAGCTAGTTAAAAAGATTTCCGAGGTTATTAGTACAGGCTACGAGGAAATTAGAAAAAACTAATAGGCTCCGTGCGCCTTCAAGCGAGGGCTTACATGATTGCGCATGGGGCTGAACCTGACAAAGTAGACGAAGAAACGTTTAGGCAGATTTGCGTAATGTATTCGGATGGGGTTATTGGCAATAATAAGATAATTGAAACGCTAGGCAATTTGACTGCGGGCGTATACAATTACATGAGGTCAACCAGTTCCCAAGCCTATTCTTTACGGAATATAATTGACACAGCTTACGAGTATATTTACCCGCCACAAGACACGACACAATCCGTAAATGAGCGCTTACTAACGTATGTCAGTCAAGCGAAAGGGTTTAAGCCCAATAGATTTAAGGTGAAATAATGGCTCAAAGTATACTTGCAAGACTTGGCGTAGTAATGACGGTGGACTCAGCAGAGTTCAAAAAAGGCTTAGACGAAGCAACAATTAAGTCCCGTGCTTTTCAAGCAGAGCTAAAACGTCAAAATCAAGAATCAGCTAAATTTGGCAAAGATGCCGCCGCCGCATTAGGCAAGGTAGCCACTATTGCCGCCATTGCTGGTGCGGCTATTCTAAAGGCTTTTTCCTACGCTGACAATATTAAGGACACGGCTGATAGCTTAGACATTACTGTTATGTCTCTTATTCGTATGCAGACGGCAATTAAAGCGGCTGGCGGCGAAGCTGAAAAGATGGGGGCGCTATTAAATAAGCTAACCGTAAACCAAGACAAAGCTTCAGAAGGGGCAGACAGCGTTCGGGATGCCTTTAAACGTTTAGGTATTGCTGGCGGCGAGGTAGACAATTTAGCTCCAGACAAACTGTTTGAGCGTGTCGCATACCAGTTATCCCAGATAGAAAAACCAGCAGAGCGTAACGCTTTGGCGTTTGAGATTCTTGGGAAAGCCGCTAGAGGCGTAGACTGGAAGGCATATTGGGAAGGATACGGTAAAGGTAAAAACGTTTCCGAAGAAGTTTCTGCGGCTATTGAAGCTGGCGCTAACGCATGGGATAACCTTAAAGCGGCTGGAACAACGGCGTTGCAAGCCATTCTGGTGCTGGCTAAACCGTTGGCAGACTTTATTAATAAGATCGCATCGGTAGTTAGCGATCCCCGCCGTGACACTTCTAGCGATACGTTTAATCGTGCAAAAAAGGCGCTTGAAGGGACTGCTGAGTATGACAAAGCAAGTTTAAGCGCTCGCTTAAAGATGATCCAAGCCAAGCAACAAGAAATACTGGTAACCGATCAGCTTAATAAAAAAGAAGGCGAAGGCACAAAACCAGCGGCGGGAACGGCTAAAGGATATAAAAAAGCAAGCGAAAAAGAGAAGAAAGATACTACTGCTCTTGCTGGCGAAATAGCTAATTTGCGTGAATCATTTAAAATTAGAGTAGAGCAGTTAAGCACAGTAAGCCAGCAAATAGCCCGTGAAACAGAATTAATGGGACTAAGCGAATCTGCCGCTGAAATGAAAAAAATGAGGTGGGCGCTAGAAGATGAAAACCTCAGAATGCAACTTGATTTACAAAAGCAAATTGCGATTGAGGAAACAAAAGGCACAGAAGAATCTCGTAAAAAGATAGAGGTTTTAAAAGAACAGGCGGCGGCGTATGGAATCATTACCCAGTTAGCTGGGGATGCGGCTGAGAAAGAATTGCGCTTAAAAGAAGATAAAATCAGGGCGCAACAAATTTTGACTAACGTTGAAAAAGAAGGCTTAAACCAGTTAGTAGACAATTTCCAAGTTCTGGGACAGCAATCACAAGCGGCGTTTGCGGCATGGAAAGCCTTTAGTATTGTTAACGCTATTATTGATACATACACGGGCGCACAAAAAGCCTTCACGTCTTTAGCTGGTATCCCAATAGTCGGACCAGCGCTGGGTGCGGCGGCGGCTGGCGTGGCTATTGCGGCGGGTATGATGCGGGTCAATATGATCCGAAACCAGCAATATCAAGGTCGTGAAAAGGGCGGCTCAATCGTAGCTAATACCCCTTACATTGTTGGAGAGCGTGGACCCGAGCTTGTTGTTCCGCATAGGGGCGGCACAGTTATTCCTAACAATCAACTTTCTGGAGCTATGGGCGGCGGCGGCATAACCTACAACGGACCTTATATTGCTAACCTATCAGCTATTGATACAAAGTCTTTTGAGGATATGCTTTACGGAAGCAACAAAGCTGTTTGGGCGGCAAATCAATATGCCAATAAGAATCAACCCACATCAAGAATGAGAACATAATGGCTGGATACCAAACAATTTTTGAAATTAGCCAATCTATATCCGTCAATAATCGTAGAGTTATTGGACAGCAATTAAGTAGATCAGGTCAGATAACCGTTGCTCAATATTTAACAACCGTTCCTTGGGTGTTTACTGTAACGGCGCACAACTATTTATATTATCCGCAAGTCAGAAACATCATTCAATCCATAGACAATCTGGATCGTCAAATCCCAGAATTAATTACATTTGATACGCCAAATCTAAGCTGGTTTACAAAGATGCAAGGCACGGCAACAGCGGCAACCTTAGCAACAACGCCAACTGCTAATACTCAAGTATTGACTTTAAGCTCAAACGGAACATTTAAAGCTGGCGATTTTATTGAAATAATTGGCTACGTTTATAAAGTAACAGCCGATTCTGCTGGCACAACGGTTTACATTAATAGACCGCTTATTGGCTCTCCAGCATCAGGCACTACTGTATTAATGGGCAATGATGTATCCTTTAATTTAATTGCAGAAAAATGCCCGTCATATAAATTAAACCCAATGACAGATGGTGCTTTTGTAGAATGGGATGGCGATTTTCAGTTTAGAGAATATATTACAGGATAAAATATGTCCACTACAATGGCGGCTTTAAGTAGTAGCTCAATAAACTATGCTGAATTTGTTAGGTTAACCTTACCTACAACAGTCTATACATTCTGTAATGCGTCAGCACCTATTACCGTAGATGGTATTGAATTTGAGGGGCTTGGCTCTTTAATGGGCATTTCAGAAATACAAAGAAATATTAAGGCTAGTGGAGCAGACTTAAAAATAACCATTACAGGGTTAGACCCTAACAACGTTGCATTGGTTTTAAATGCACCAATTAAGGGTAGTAATTTAGAAGTTTGGAGAGGCTTTTTAGATTCCAACAACCAAATCATTACAAGTCCTACGCAACAGTTTTTTAAACGATACATGGGAATCGTTAATAACATTGCGATTGAAGAATCTTTTGATATAAGAGCCAGACAACGACTTGCAACGTGCATAATTTCATCCTCATCTATGCGCTTTATTTTAGAAAATAGAAACGCTGGAATGATTACAAATCAAAAAAATTGGCAAGCAGTTTACCCAGCAGATACAAGCATGAATAGGGTTGCGGTTATTGCATCAACTTATTTTGACTTTGGAAAAACTCCCATTGGTGGCGGGCAAGCTACACCTAACGTTCTATAAGGTAGGTAAATAAAATGGGTTTGCGTGATATATTTAAACCAGTTACACAGGCTTTCAGTAGCATTGGCTCTTTACTGAGCAAAGGCGTTTCTGCGCTTGCTGGCGCTTTAGGTCAGGTAGTTACTTTTGCGACATCATTATTAACTTCCAGAATTTTTGCTACAACTACTCCGCAAACCAATGAAAGTGGTTTATCAAATAACGCAAGAATTCAAGTAACGCCTAACACCACAACGCCAATTCCCGTTATTTATGGCAACGCATTCTTAGGCGGCAAATTTGTAGACGCTTGTTTAACAACTAACGGTCAAACAATGTTTTACGTTTTAGCCATTTCTTGCATTAGCGAGAATGGACAGTTTTCGTTTGACACGACAAAAATGTATTACGGCGATAGAGTTATTACCTTTGACACCTCAAACCCTACAAAAGTAATTAGCCTTACCGATAATGCTGGTAACGTTGATACTAAAATTGCCAACAATTTGTATATCAATCTTTACACTTCAGATTATTCTGGAAATGTCAGCCCTTTAAACAGCGCACCATTACCTTGGGCAACTGGAACAGCCTTTAGCATGGGTACTGGGTCAGGCTTAACTTCAACACAGCAATGGACTTCTACTAATAGAAGAATGAATGGAATGGCATTTGCCATTGTTAGGCTTACATACAATACCGATGCTGGCACTACCCAATTATCTCCAATTACTTTTAACTGCCGTCATTACTTAAACGGCACAGGCACAGCTAAGGCTGGCGATGTTTGGTACGACTATATGATTAACACAATCTATGGTTGCGCTACTGACCCAGCATACGTAGATTACGCTTCTTCGGTTGCGCTCAACGCCTATTCAGATGAATTAATTACTTTTGATAATTATGAAGGAAATCCATCTACACAATTCCGATACAGGATTAATGGCGTAATAAATACAGCGCAAAACGTTTTACAAAACATTGACCAAATAATGACCGCTTGCGATTCTTGGATGCAATACAATGCTGTAAGCGGGAAATGGGCTGTAGTAATTAATAAGGCTGAAAGCCCGTCAATAGCATTTAGCGATGACAATATTATTGATGACATTGTTATTGGTTCTGTAGACATCACACAAGCCCCAAATCAAATAGAAGCCAAGTTTCCAGATAAGACAAACAGGGATCAATACAACTATGTAAATTTATCTGTGCCGCCGTATTTGTTGTATCCAAACGAGCCAGTAAATAAGATTTCATTAACATACGAATTGGTAAATGACAGCGTTCAGGCGCTATATTTAGCCAATAGATTTTTGGAGCAAAACCGAGAAGATTTATTAGTAACAATAAACACAACATACGCTGGCATCCAAGTAAATGCTGGTGATGTAGTTAGCGTTACCAATGCCGCTTATGGATGGAATGCAAAGCTATTTAGAGCAATTAGCGTAGGCGAAAGCGTTAGCTCAGATATGACGCTGGGAGCTACTATCCAATTAATTGAATACAACAGCGCCGTTTATGATAATTACGACATTACAGAATATACCCCAGCGGGAAATTCTGGACTGGTTTCATCGAATTATTTTAGTACGTTAAGTATTCCAGTAGTAGTCAATCAACTGCCAAGTGCGGCAGTTCCGTCTTTTGGCGTGAATGTTGACATACCAGCAACGGGTAGGGTTACTTATGTAATCCTTTATTACACAACAGTTTCTTCGCCTTCTAATACAGACTGGATTGCACTAGATACTCAAGAATTAGCAAACTCAGAGCCGTTTTCCAACGGCGCAACTTTGTTATTTAACAACATATCTTTACCAACAAACACTTATTACTTTGCTTATAAGGTCGGCAATGATGTAGCGCAATCAAATTTATCCGCACTATCATCGTCTTATTTTTGGTTGCCAAACCCAACGACCTCAGCCGTAGCGGGAACATTCTTAGCTACATTCAGCCCAGCTATATTACAGATACCGTATGGCACATCACCAGATTTTACTGGCGTAATAGCAAGCTTGTATGGAACGGCGGCTGGCGGCTCAATAGATTTTGTAACATCCCAATCCGATTCCGATGCTTTATTTGTAAACAACACATGGAGAATTGGAGCGTCTAGCACGACTGGTTACGGAGATATTGTGACATCAGGGGTGACTATTAGCACTCCTACTGACGGGGGAACTTATGCTTTGTTCCCACAGCCAACATCAATGTCTACAAACCCAGCAACATTAACAGTACCAGTCCGTTATAAGAGTGCGCTTGGGGCAGTTTCACAAGGAGCAACAGCGTCCTTACAGTTTACCTTTGCTTATACTGGCGCAACTGGGGCGGCTGGATTAAAGAATAGCGTTGCATATTTATATAAATGGTCAACGGCAATTCCGTTAAACCCTAATGGCACGTCAACGTTTACATGGGCTACCAATCTAAACTCCGCATATAGCGGCACTAATGGCTGGTCTACATCCATACCAGCAAACCCCGAAACCCCATTAATTCAGCTATACACAGCAAGCAAAGGCGTATCAGCACCATCCGCTGATTTAACAACTTCTGTAGACTGGTCTACTGGCTTTTCTGTTCAATCTATAAGTGTCAATGGCGCAGATGGATTGCAAACGGCACAGCCAATAGTCTATAAATGGGCTATTACAATTCCATCGTCACCAACTGGAACTTCAAGTTACACATGGTCAAACGGGCAAATTGATCCTATTCCTTCTGGGTGGTCAGACACTCCCAGCACTTCTGCTGGCGAAGGGTATACTTTATGGGGCGCAACACTACAGTTAATTGCTAACGCCTCTGCTGTTACCTCAACGATTGACTGGACAACCTCAAGAATTTCAGCCCTTGGGTATACAGGAACAGACGGCACAACTGGGACTGCTGGCGCATCATCCCGCATCTGTTACAGCAAATCAACGCTAGGCTCTCTATCATCAACCCCTACAACCATTACCACTTCTGGCTCAACGTCATTCCCACCAAACGATTCTTGGGGTACTGGTACTGTATGGTCAGGAACACCATCATCGTTAGCGGCTGGCGAATTTCTTTACCAATCTAACGGTATATATAACCCAGCTACAGGCAATACTGTATGGAATGTGCCTTATTTATCTAACCTAAAAGTAGGCAATCTTTCTGCTCTTTCAGTAAACACGGGCAACTTAACAGTATCGGGATTGCTAAGTTCTGCCAACGGCAATTTTCAAGTAGACGCTTCTGGTAATGTGCTTATTAGAAACGCATCAACTGGCGAAAGAATGACCATTACCAATACTCAAATCTCAGTTTTTGATTCATCTAATGTTTTAAGAGTATTAATTGGATACTTAGGACCATAATGGCAGTCTATGGAATAGCAACGCAAAATGCGGCGGGTCAGTTGTATATGTACTCGCCAACCATGAATGGCGTGTTCTTTAACAATAACGGCACATACTCAACTAATGCGACAGTACCGTCAACTGGTTTTGTAACGCAGTTTGCTATGGCAACGCCTATAACGGCAATGACAGCTTCGTTTACAAGCGGGGCAACTTTTGGTGGGGCTGTTAGTGTTAGCGGCGGTTTGAACGCCAGTTCTAATTTTTTCTATGGACCAACGGCGTATGAGAATGGCGGCAATACAGCCGTTTACCCGCCTACTGTTACCGCAACTAGCGCACAGGTCTATGCGTTTGGAGTGCCAACTACGCCAACTGGGTATGGATTTTTTGCGGTTGGCGCAAGTGGTTCGTCTGTAGCGGTTGATGCAACGCACAAAGCCTTTTACATACAGAACAATCCAGACGGCTCTTTTATTAGGACTGGCACAGCGACTAGCTTGCAATCCGCAACATTTAGAAACGATAATTATTTTCAGCCAACTTCTGCAAGCATCACATTTGAGCGCAGTTTTCTTAACCCGCCATTAGTGTTTATTACGCAATCCTCTGGTCCAATAGCTTTAAATTTTATGACTAGGGATGGTAGCGGGCTTTACAACGGTATGTCTATTGTCGCTGGCTCTAGCTTTTCAGATCAAGGGATTGCTGGCGTTGCGCCTTATTCTGGCAATACTTATACTTTTTCTTATTTTTTGGTGGCTAACGAAGACCCTTATTATGGCGTACCAACTAATTATGGAGTAAGGGTATTTAATGGTATTAGTCAAAAAATATTTGATTCAGCTTATTTTTGCCCTACCTTTTCCTCTTTTACTATTACTAAACCGTTTGGTAAATTAAGTAGCGGAACGTATAGTTCTACATCAAGCAGTTTTACAAAAACAGCAAATATTGGGGTATGCCTTAATAACCTTAATTCAATTACAGGCAGTACCGTTTATACTTCGCAAATCATTGGCAGTAGTGGAATTGGTCCATTTAGCTTATTTGGTCGGTTTGCCAATGTTACGCCTACTAGCGCAGTTTTATCAGGCACAGGCGCTTGTGCCGTATTAAGGGTTAATACATTTCCTACGTTTTGGTACAATTCTTTTGACTACACTATGGGTAATGCGCCAACTATGCCTGTCCTTTTCTGTAACTATCCAGTATGAGATTTGCCTTTTTAAACTCCGATAATGCCGTTGTTTACATATCTAACGTGGGCGTAGATGAAAACTATGTAAATGGTCAAGAGTATTACGGCAACATTGCTCAACAGATTCCTGACAATATAGACGAAGCAAACGTGCTGGAAAATTGGTATTGGAAAGACGGCTGGAAGGTTAAACCCGCAAAACCGTCTTTTTTTTACAACTGGGATATGCCTTCGGAATCATGGGTTTTAGATACGGTATTAGCTTTGGCGGCTGGCAAAACAAAGAAAGATCAGTATTTAATGATGACGGCTTGGACTCAATTACCCGATGCTGACCTAACAGCAGAGCAAAAACAGCAATGGGCTGACTATAGGGAAGCTTTAAAAGCCATGTCCGACAGCGATTTAATAGCAGATAATTTCCCTTTGCAACCAGTTTAATTAGTATATAATTTACAAAAGATAAAATACGATCCGTAGGTGAGTGGTGTGCCATTCCCTATTAACCAAGTAATGGAGAGATCATGGCAGTCTTTAATAAAAATACCCTTACACAAGTAAGCGGGTTTGACAATCAAATTATTGCTGGCGAATTAGTCTGGCAACAAAAAACCTTTTGGAATCTGGCACTTGAAGCCGATGATGGCACTCCAGTAGATTTATCTACCGCCACAATAGATGCCGAAATTATACGCAGAACACTTACCAATGTCCGAGATAGCCGATACGGTTTATCGTTTGACATTGGCAATTATGACCCTACTCCAGACCCTATAAACCTTACTATTGCCAATCTATCAGGAGCGAACGGTTCGTTTACTATTGTTATTGATAGCGGAGTTTGGGGCTTAATTGAAGGTCAAGTCGGCTTGGACATTGAAAACATAAACGGCGTAGGATATTCGGGGCGCATCAAAATCTCGTTCCCAGCCGAAGGCGCTACTCCAGCAAACGACTTGATTGTTTTCTTGTTGTTCCTAGTCCGTTCTGATGCAATCGTAAATAATTAAGGAATTGTCATGGCAAATTTAATAGTCACAAACGCTAGTGGCAATCAAATTACTTTGGTTGTTGATAAGGGCAACTATGGACCTAGCGGCTACTCTGGTCAATCAGGGTACAGCGGCTATAGCGGCTTCTCTGGCGCTGGGTCGTCAGGATTTAGCGGCGTGTCAGGATTTTCTGGTTACAGCGGAGCATCAGGTTTTTCAGGGTTCTCAGGCTTTTCAGGAAGCGGCGTGTCTGGATACTCAGGATTCTCAGGAATCGGCACAAGCGGATTTAGCGGGTTCTCTGGATTCTCTGGTATGTCAGGGGCAAGCACAAGCGGCTTTAGTGGGTACTCAGGCTACAGCGGATTTTCGGGTAGCGGCGTGTCTGGCTACAGCGGCTACTCTGGAAGCGGTATATCAGGCTACTCTGGATACAGCGGTGTTGGTCTTAGCGGATTTTCAGGCTTCTCTGGCGCTAGTGGGACATCAGGTTTCTCAGGAAGCGGCGTTTCGGGTTATTCGGGATACAGCGGGTCAGGCGTAAGCGGATTCTCAGGATACTCAGGCGCAGTTGGCGCACAAGGCATTAGCGGATTCTCTGGGATTAGCGGCTATTCAGGAAGTGGCATAAGTGGATACTCTGGCTATAGCGGCTACTCTGGAAGCGGATTTTCTGGTTACTCAGGATTCTCTGGCGAAGTTGGACAACAAGGCGAAAGCGGTTTTTCAGGATTTAGCGGATACTCTGGAAGCGGAATATCTGGATTCTCAGGCTATAGTGGTAGCGGCGTAAGTGGCTACAGCGGATTCAGCGGCACATCAGGATATTCTGGCGAATCTATACAAGGCGAAAGCGGATTTTCAGGGTTCTCTGGAGAGTCAGGCTACAGCGGATTCTCAGGCATTAGCGGGTTCTCAGGAAGCGGAATAAGCGGCTACTCTGGCTCAGGCGTAAGTGGATTCTCTGGATACTCTGGCTACTCAGGCGAATCAATACAAGGCGAAAGTGGCTTTTCAGGAATTTCTGGGTACTCAGGGATTAGCGGTTACTCAGGATTTTCGGGTAGCGGCATTAGCGGCTACTCTGGTTACTCTGGGTTAGACGGTATTGCCCAAAGCGGCACATCTGGGTACAGCGGCTACTCAGGTTTCTCTGGGATAAATGGACTTAGCGGTTACTCAGGACAAAATGGGTTACAAGGCGTTTCAGGTTTCAGCGGCATCTCTGGATGGTCGGGAGATATCGGA